GCACGATATGGACAACACGCCCGGGGAGGCGGAAATTGAAAATCTTAAAACACTGGCTGAAAAGGTTCTTCAACCTGTTAGAGACCACTACGGCAAAGGCGTCAAAGTCAACTCGGGCTATCGTCACCCGGAAGTCAACGCCAAGGTCGGAGGCTCCAAAACGTCAGACCATTGCAAAGGTCAAGCCGCAGACATCGAAATCCCGGGCGTCGCAAACGCCGACCTCGCAGAGTGGATCACGAAAAACCTCGACTTCACGCAAGTCATCCTAGAGTTCTATACCCCCGGCATTCCTGACAGCGGTTGGGTGCATGTTTCCTACAACCCAGCAGACCTGAAAAAGCAGGTCTTGACCGCTACAAAGCGTGACGGTAAAACTGTATATCTGCCCGGACTGGTAGCCTAAAATGCCCTTCATCAAACTTCAGTTCCGCCCCGGTGTGAATCGGGATAACACTAACTACACTGGTGAGGGTGGTTGGTGGGAAATGGACAAAGTGCGGTTTCTGTCTGGCTCACCACAAAAACTTGGTGGTTGGGCCAAGGCCACACCTAACTTCATGTACGGTGTGTGCCGAAACATGTGGAACTGGATCACATCGTTTACAGATAACTTCTTAGCCTGTGGCACCAACAAAAAACTCTACATTGAGGCTGGTGGATACTTTTACGACATCACCCCTCTTCGTGAAGTCAATCCTACGTTAACTACTCCGACAACAGATAACTGCGTAGACGTAACCAACGGAACAGCGGTTGTAAACATTAACATTATTGGACACGATGGGATTACTGGTGATTTTGTAACTATCTCAGGTGTTACAGGTAGCGGGTCTCCTGCCAACATCGGTGGCATCCCTGTATCTGAAATCAACGCCAACCATGAAATTACCGTAGTAGATGCAAACAACTTCACAATTACGGTAACCACTGCGGCTACGTCTACGGTGTCAAATGCTGGTGGTACTGCGATTACTGTTGACTTTGAGATTGAAACAGGAAACGCAATTGTTACCGCTGGTTACGGCTGGGGTACGGGAACATGGAGCCGTGGTGAGTGGGGTCTAGGTTCTACTGAGCCAATATTTCTGCAGATGAGAGATTGGTGGATGGATAACTTTGACAACGATCTTGTTGCCAATATCCGTAACGGTCCAGTGTATTACTGGGAACGTGGTTCTACCGCTGATCCGTCTACCGCCTTAGCAACTCGGGCTGCACTTTTGTCTTCTTTTGGAGGAGCCAGCAATGTCCCAGAGAAAGTTATGCAGATTCTTGTCTCACAGCAGGATAAGCATCTACTCGCTTTTGGCTGCGATCCTTACGGCGGTAGCGGTGCTATTGATTTTGATCCCCTTCTTATTAGGTGGGCTTCTCAAGACGATCCGTTCAACTGGACTCCGACCGCAACTAATTCGGCAGGCTTTCTCAGAATATCTCGTGGGTCACGGATTGTTCGGGCGCTCCCGACACGTCAAGAAGTTTTAATTTGGACTGATACGCACCTGTATACACTACAGTTTTTAGGTACTACAGACGTATTTACGCTGCAGGAATATGCAGACAACATTTCTATTGCTGGGCCACGGGCCGTTACATCGGCGTCAAACATTACATACTGGATGGGTCAGGACAAGTTCTATGCCTATACAGGTCGTGTTGAAACGCTGCCTTGCACTCTGCGCCAATACATCTTTAGTGATCTTAACTTTGTTCAGTCTGAACAGATTGTCTGTGGAACCAATGAGCAGTGGAATGAGGTTTGGTGGTTCTATCCAAGTTCAGATTCAAACTGGAACAACCGGTACGTGGTCTATAACCACTTAGAAAAGATCTGGTACTACGGAAACCTTGAGCGCACTGCTTGGCTAGATACACCGCTGCGTCAGTATCCACAGGCATCCAATGGTCCTCAGACTGCCACGGTATCTTATCTTTATAACCATGAAGATGGCTTGGATGATGATGGTGTAGCCATGACTTCTTACATCCAGTCAAACGACTTTGACATAGCAGATGGTGAGCAGTTTATGCTGTCACGCAGGATTATTCCTGATGTCAACTTCACAACCTCGACTGCGGCTAACCCAGAAGTTACTCTTCAAATCCGACCACGCAACTTTCCCGGATCAGGCTTTCAGCCGGGAGAGACTGCAGATAACAGGAAGGTTGTGGCTACATCAGTAGATGCCTATACAGATCAAGTATTCATCCGTGCCCGTGCCCGTCAGATGGCACTCAAGATCATGTCGGATCAGTTGGGTGTGCAGTGGCAGTTAGGTAGTCCCCGGCTAGATGCTCGTACGGACGGTAAGCGGTAATGGTTAATGTTGTCCTTAATTTTAAGAATGCGCCGCTACCTAACCCGCCAGCGAATTTTGATGCTCAATACATACGTCAAGTTATTCGGGTGTTGGAGATTTACTTTGACCAACTGGATGCTTGGAATCTGCAGGTATACAACGCATTAATAGGACTAGGCATGGACCCATTTTCACCAACTTCTCTTGATGCGTTTGGCAGGCTGCGGGTTTCCCAGCCATACACTCTTTTTGACAGTCAGAACCGCTACGCCGCCGACAACCAATTTGACGTGTCAACAACCGGCACCGGGACCACAACATTTCTGTCCAACGAAGCTGCCATCAAAATGGAAGTTACTGGTGCCGGTGTGGGTTCAGTTACCCGTCAGACATATCGAGTGTTTCCGTATCAGCCCGGTAAAGGCTTGTTGGTGCTTGCTACCTTTGTTATGGACAGCAGTACTAGCGCTAATCTGACTCAGCAAGTTGGTTACTTTAATGACAGCAACGGCGTATTCTTTAAACGCACTGGTTCAACTAACTCGTTTGTACTTCGCTCTAGTTCTACCCCTACACCCGGAACTCCAAGCGATGTTCGTACAGTAAATCAGGCCGATTGGAACGGTGATAAGTTAGACGGTACAGGAGATTCTGGACTAACGCTTGATACAAGCAAGGCTCAAATTCTTTGGATGGACTTTGAGTGGCTGGGTGTTGGTTCGGTGCGTTGCGGGTTCATTATTGATGGTACGTATATTGTTTGCCATACGTTTGAGAACGCTAACGACATTACCAGCGTTTATATGACTACGGCTATCTTGCCGATTCGCTATCAGATTACTAGCACAACTTCTGCAGTTGCCGCTTCGATGAAGTCTATTTGTTGCTCTGTGGTTTCCGAGGGCGGATTTGAGCAGACTTCAATTGACCATGTAGCCAGACGCACTACAGTTCTTACCAATATTGATACCACGGCAACTTTCTTCCCTGTTGTGTCTATACGGCTAGCTTCGGGTCGTACTGGGGCGGTTGTTATTCCTAACCGAGTACAGTTTTTACCTCTTACTGCTCAGAACTATGAAGTTGTACTACTAAAGAACCCAACACTTACTGGTGCAACTTGGGCGGCTACTGTTCCATCAGACTCCAATGTGGAATTTGACGTAGCCGCTACTGCTATTTCAGCAACAGGAACAATCGTTCAGACTGATTATGTGACTTCTTCTGGAAGTGGAGGTGTCTCCGAGACAAGCCTTCCCAACGCATATAACTGGGACTTGCAGTTAGGCGCAACGATTGCTGGGGTAAGTGACATTTATACGCTGGCTGTCCGCACGGTGGACGGTGCAACCAAAGGAAGTGGGGTTGGGTCTATTTCATTCTTTGACCTGACCCAGTGACACTAATTGACGAATCTAGGATAATCCTGTTATGGACCCACAATACGCATACCAATCCGCCCCGATGAACACGTTCCCTATGCGGATGCCCCCTGAACTAATGGCCGAGGGTGGTCTGGCTGCTGCAGCGCGGCAGGTTCAGAGTAAGGGTAGGGATGGCGACTCTATGCTGGTCCACATGGCCCCCGGGGAAGTCAAGGGTCTACAGGCTCTGGCTATGGCGCAGGGTGGATCTTTGACTATTAACCCGACTACGGGTTTACCCGAAGCAAGGATTTTGCAGGCTCTTTTACCAATGATTGCTGGCTTTGCCCTTGGTCCTGCTGGGTTTGCTTTAATGTCTGCTCCTATGGCGGGTCTAACTGTAGGTGCTTTGACCGGATTGGCTACTGGAAGCCTTAAAAAAGGTCTTATGGCAGGTTTAGGAGCCTATGGCGGGGCTGGTATTGGAGAAGGGTTGGTATCGGCTGGTGGGGGTGTTCCAAGCGGCGGGGCTAGTGCTGCTGGTGCAGCCCCTAAAGTAACTGCGGAACAGTTTGCTAACATCATTGGGGGTCCAGAGGCTGCAACTGCTCCGGGTAATTTATTTGGTGGTGCTGGTCTTTCTACCCCTGCCGAAATGGCCGCTAACATTGGTCCGGGCGTTGGCCCCGGTATTGCTCCTCCCGGTTTGGCTGTTTCACCAACGGCTCCTTTACCTGCAGAACTCACAAACTTGCCACCTGCCGCTGCTACCCCATCAAGTAGTTTCCAGACGGCTGGAAAAGGGCTTAAGGAAATGTTCCAAACAGGCGATGCAGGCAAAGCTGCTAGATCTGCTTTTGGAAAAGCCCTTCCTTACGGAACAACTATGGCAACAGCAGTGCCTCTAGCATCGGCAGCGGCTGAACCACCAAAAGGCCCGGGCGGTACAGATACTTATCTACGTCCTTATAAGTTTGAGTGGAATCCTCAAGAGGATGCATATACGCCCTCTCCCAGACCCGGAGATTCTTCTGAACGTCGTTACTTTAACCCTACTTTTACTCCCTTACCAATCCAGCGAGTTGCTCAAGGTGGTGCAATCGTAGATCCTACAGACGAGATGTCTCAAGATGGTGGATACAAAGAGGGTGGAGAAACTGGACTGGCGGCTCTCGCTAAAAAACGTAGATCTTTAATGGGTGATAAACCCTATAAATTTGCTGAAGACCGCCGTGATAAGTCTATGGAAGCCGCTATTGAGCAAAACTTTGCTGGTGGCGGTGCCCTTCCCCCACGGTTCCTATCGGGTGGTGGCGATGGCATGAGTGATTCGATTAAAGCCAATATTGACGGTAAACAAGAAGCCCGTCTGGCTGATGGTGAGTTTGTAGTACCTGCAGATGTTGTATCGCATCTTGGCAATGGTTCATCCAAGGCTGGGGCGAAGAAGTTGTACGCGATGATGGACAAAATAAGAAAAGCAAGGACCGGTAGAAAGCGTCAAGCACCGGAAGTCAACGCAGCAAAATACATGCCCGCATGAACTACGAGATAACACTAGAGAACTTTAGAGAGACATATAACGAATTAGAACCACTTTACAGACAACATTACTCAGAGATGGTTGAACGGCTTACAGCCGATGGAGTTGGTGATTACTCTCCATACAACCCAAGACTTGATGAGTATGTCAGAGCAGGTGATGGTGGTTGGTTGTTGACTTTTGTATTACGGCTAAACGGTCAAGCAGTTGGGTATAGCAATGTGTATGTGACTAACGATATGCACAACCATGATCTGATAGCCCAAGAAGATACTGTTTATGTTTTACCTGAACATAGAACTGGATGGGGTCGTAAATTGATTCAAGAAGTACATAACGAATTAAAAAGACGCGGTGTTAAGCGATTGAATATCACCACGGCTACAGACCTGCGAGTTTCAAAGTTGCTTGGGCGTATGGGATATAAACATACTGCTCATGCTATGACGATTACATTTTGAGGTAACGAACTATGTGTTCACCTTCAGCACCAGCACAACCAACTAGCACGACTCAGACAACAATACCTGAGTACGCCAAACCAACCGTAGAACGGATGATAGGTAGGGCCGAGGCTTTATCAGAGGCTCCCTATCAAAAATATGGTGAACAGCGTATTGCAGTTTCTAGCCCTGAGCAGCAGGCTGCTCGCGCTGGTGTAGCAGGATTAACTCAACCCGGACAATTTGGTGCGGCTACTGGATTAGTAGGTCAGGCTGGGCAGGCTGCTTTGGCCGCTGGTCAATATCAGCCCGGAGTGTTTGCCGCACCTCTTACTGAGGCTGCAAGACTAAGACGATATCAGGCTGCAGGACCAGCCGAAGTTCAAGGTGGTCTTGGTTCGTTTACCGCCCCCGGCGCAGCCCAGCAATTTATGTCTCCCTACATGCAGAACGTAGTTGATGTTCAGCAGCGTGAGGCTATCCGTGCCGCACAGCAAGGACAACTTGCTCAAAACCTAGCCGCAGCCAAAACAGGAACTTATGGTGGCGCCCGTCAGACTTTGGCTATGACTGAGCGTGAGCGTAACCTTCAAGATCAATTAGCAAAAATTCAGGCCACTGGATCACAGGCTGCCTACGATCAAGCTCAGAGAGCCTTTGAGGCAGAGCAAGCCCGTGGTCTTCAGGCAGGTCTTCAGACCCAACAACTTGGCACCCAGACTGGACTGCAGAATCTTCAGGCTTTACTTGGCGTTCAACAACTTGGCGCACAACAAGGACTTCAGTCCCAGCAACTTAATCAACAGGCGCTTATGGAAGCACAGCGTCTGGCAGAACAGTCCCGTCAGTTTGGCGGTACTTTAGGGCTTCAGGGTGCTCAGGCTGCTACACAAGCCGGTATGGGTCTTGGTCAACTTGGTACTTCCCAGCAAGCCTCAGATCTGCAGCGACTGCAGGCACAAGAACAGTTTGGTGCGATGGGTCAGGCAGAACGTCAGCGGGCACTTGATTTGGCCTACCAAGACTTTATTGCTCAGAGACAAGATCCATACAAGCAACTTGGCTTTTTGTCAGACATTCTCCGTGGATCTGCAAACCTTGCTGCTACGGGTGGTAAGGCTGTTTACGAGCAACCTCCGTCAATGCTTTCGCAACTTGGTGGTATAGGTATGGGTGCATATGGATTAAGTAAGTTGGGTGCATTTGCTGGTGGTGGTTTAGCCGATCTTGGCATGCACAACTTAATGAGAGGCTAAGATGAACGAAATAGATTTAATGTCTCCATCTAAAGTTGCTGAAGCCTATGGTGGTGATAAGCGCAAAATAGGTCAAGCTGTTCAAATGGGTCTAATTGATCCTACTGTTGGTGTAATGGCGGGAATGTTTATTGACAGAATAAGAGCCGCTGCAGCAAAAGAACAGCAGCCTACAGCTACTGTGGCACAAGAAGTTATGGCCCCTGCTATGGCCCCTGCTACTCCCCCTGTTATGCCAGCTGCTGGTCTTGCTGCTGCGCAAGCTGCTCCTGTTGAACGTGGGCTGGCAGCATTACCGGTGCCAGAAGAAGCGGTGCCTAATGAGTATGCAGGCGGTGGAATTGTTGCTTTCCAAAATCGGGGACTTGTAGATTTAGATTTATCAGACCCAGAGGCGCTTATGGAACTTGAGCGTCGTCGTTTAGCAGAGATGCAAGACAATCCACCCCCTACCGTTGACGCAGAAGCAGCACCAATTAATAAAGCAGCCAGTTTAGAAGATTTAATTTCGCAAGCCACCGCGCGTCGCGCTGCAATCGGTCTTAGCGAAGCAGAAAAAGCGTATCAAGAACGCCTTAAAGGTGCTTCAGATCGTGCAAAAGCTGCAAAAGAACGCTCTTTTCATGAATTCCTTGTTGACATGGGGTTTAGAACAGCCGCTTCTAAATCTCCTCGCTTTTTACAAGCATTAGGTGAATCTGGTGCCGCTGCAACTCCACGCTTAATTGCTGGTGCTAAAGAAGCTAGTGAAATTGAAGAAGCTGGACTTAAGGGCCTTGCTGATATTGGCAAAGCCGAGCGGCTTGAAAAACTGGCAGGTATTACTGCTGGTGAGAAAATGTATGGTGACGAGCGCACTTTGCTGTCTCGTGAAGAACAGGCTAAGTTAGATAGAGAAAACCGGTTGGCTATTGCTCAAATTCCAGATAAAGCACTGCAAGTTGCTACAAAACTAATACAAGATAATCCAAAAATGTCTTATTTGGATGCAGTTGCTCAGGCTTCTCAAGCGTTGACTCCAAGGGACACCTATAACGCTACACGCAATGCAGTGTCGGCGGCCGCTAAAGATGCTAATGCTGAGTTCACAACACGAGCTACATTTGATTCTAAGCTGCAGGAAGACATAAGAAAAGCTGCACAAGGTGATAAAGACGCTCAGGCGCGTGTTGACGCAGTTAGAAATAGGATTCAACAAGAAGTATTTAGACTTTATCAAGTACAGGGGGTAGACTTAAGTGGTGGTAAGATGGGACCAGCCCCTGCAGCTGGTGGTGGAGGTCGCGGCACAGTAGATACGTCAAATCCGCTTTTACGATAAGGGGCTGTAATGCCTAGTTTGCTTGAGATCTTAAAAGATCCAAACTACATTAACGCCAATCCGGCTACTAAAGAGGCAATATTTAACAAATATGCGCCTCAAGATGAAAACTTTACAGGTGCTAATCAGGCAACCCAAGAGGCTATAAAGCGGCGCTTTGGGTTAATGGGGTTGACAGAAGAGCCTACTGCACCAGCGCAACCCCCTGCGCAACCCCCTGCGCAACCCCCTGCGGCACCAATTGTCTCGCCTGAAGAAGCAGTGCCAACCGAAGCGCCTGTATCTACAGGTAAGCCTTCAATGTTCCGGCAGTTTTTGGAAGCCGCAAAACCCGAGCCGTTTACACGGCAGGTGCTTGATGTGCCCTTGGGTATAGCAGAAGGCGTTGTGTCTACTAGTCGAGCAGCTACTGAATTATTTGGCGCAAATAATGCTATTTCTCAAAACATGCGGGGGGTTGAAAAATACCTAGCCGATTTAGCTTCAGCGCAGTCTAAACAAGACTCACAAAAAGTTTCGCAAATTATGCAAGACGCCGAAGATAAAGGCGTCGGTGCTCAATTGCGGGCGGTATTGGAAGCATTTGCTACTGCTCCAGTTGACATGTTATCTAAAGCAGTTGGATCTACTGTGCCAATCTTATTAGGTGCGGTAGCTGGTGTCCCTGGTGTTTTATTGACTTCTGCAGCTGTTGGTACCGGTGTTGTCAAAGGTTCTATATACGATACTGTTAAAGAAGAACTTATTAAGGCTGGCACGCCGCCAAATATTGCTGACGAAAAGGCGCAGCAAGCGCAAGCCTACGGTGGTAAAAACTTAGACATGATTTTAGCTGGTACTGCTCTTGGTACGTTAGCAGGCAGAACTGGTGTAGAGCGAATGATTCTTAATAAGATCGTCGCTAAAGAAGCAGCTGAGCGCGGTGCAGTTAGCGCCGCTGCCCGTGGTGCAGTAGAAGAAGCTGCTCCAGAGTTTTTACAGGCTGCACAAGAGCGGTTAGCACAAAATATTGCGCTGCAACGCGAAGGGTTTGATGTGCCCACTATGCGTGGTGTTGTCGGCGCTGGTGGTTTAGAAGCCTTAGTGGGGGGTACTCTGGGTGCTGGTATTGGTGTTACCACGCGCACTCAAGCTACGCCGGAAGACAAACTAATTGCTGATCTTGATAAGGCTTTATCTAGTAACCTAGAAGAAACTAAAGCACCATCAGGATTAGACACCCAAACTTTTAACGCACTTTATAACGTCGCTAAACAGCAGCTTGGTAGAGAGCCGACTGCAGATGAATTAGAAAGGTTGGTTACCGCCTATGAACAAAGGGGAACAACTGCTCCGGCAGATACAACCGGAAGAATTGAGCCTAGCTTTCAAGTACCTAGCGAACCAAGTGCCGCTGGAGCACCTACCGTCGAACCTACTGAAACTGGACTCGGAGGAGTGGAGGTATCTGGGGTACCTGCTGGCGTCACTGGAGTTGGAGCAGCGCCAGAACTCAGTCCATTAGCCAGAACATTTGCGCCTAGCGATACGGTATCTGCGCAGCAAAAACAAACTAACATTCATTACAACACGCTAATGACGCAGCCGGACAATCCGGTTACGCAAAGTTTGATGGCGTTGGATGCATCAATACAAAAAGCCAGGGACGCCTACAGTCAAATAGCAACTCAATTAAATATCCCATCGTCACAAGACATGATGGGTTTAGGAGTTTTGCTACCTAAACCAATTGCAGATTTACTTAACTATCCATCTGCTACTGGCTCCGCTGTTCGGCTGGTGTCTGCTTCTAAAGACATCGCTGCAAAAAATAAACGCGCTTCTCCAGAAAAGCTTAATACAACGCTTAAAGATGTAAATTCAGAGATTGACCGAGTAGACGGATTAATTGCTAATGCTTTTGCTGCTGCACAAGATCCCAAGGTACAGGCAGAAATTAATCGCTTAAACGAACAAAAAGCTGTTAATGCAGAAGTTGCCTCCCGTCAGGCTGAAATTGCTGCACTGCCAATGGATCAGCGCGCTGCCAAAATTCAACAGATTGAGTCCGAAGCCCGCGCAAAACTTCGTGGCACTGAGCCGACCACAACGGAGCCAGCCCCAGCACCTGCGTTGCCAGAAGGAATGAACGACGCACAGTTTTTAGACGTAGCTACCAAATTGCGCGCTGGGAAAGTAATGACTGTTCCGTTTGCCCAGCTAAAGGCTATGAAGTCGGCGGGACTTGCATTACCCAATAACTCTTTGTCGCCCGAAGGCGAAGCACTTCTTGATCAGTTAGCAGCCACCGCGCCCCCTGCAGACCTGCGCGGGGCAGAAGAAACTATTAAAGCAAAGCCGGGTGCAAATGCACGGCGGTTGTCTAAGCTTCTTGGTCCCAAACTTTATGGTGAGCCTAGTGAAATGCCGTTTGTGTCGGTTAAAGAAATGGTGCAGAACTCGTTTGACGCCATTAAGCCGATGCAAGAGAAAGGTCAGTTGGTAAAAGGCAGAATTGACGTCAACGTAAACAGCGCTACGCGAATCATTTCGGTACTGGACAACGGCACCGGCATGTCTCCGGAGACGCTATCAACTACGTTTTTGACAATTGCTGGTACCAAAAAAGAAGGCGAACGGGATTCTGGGGGTCTTGGTATTGCCAAGATGCAGTTCTTGTTTAACAACAATCGGATTACTGTAGTTACTTACAGAGATGGTGTACTTAGCGTTTTAGAAAGTACAGGCGCTGATCTTGAATCGGCTATGGATGATCCAAACCTTGCACCAAATATCCGTGTGTACAAAGGTAGTGACATCCCTACGCAATACCTTCAAATGTTTCCTGATGGGCATGGTACCTACGCTGAAGTGGTTGTTCCTGAAACATATACCGATACTGGTACTGGTGAACAAGTTCCTATTGAAATAAGAGACTCGGAATATTCGTATCCCGTACTAAAGAAAAGCCCGCTGTTTAGTGATATTGACGTTAAGTTTAATGACTCCATCGTCTACATTGGGGCAAATTTCCCCTACAACGACTACACGCAGTTCGCAGACGTTAAGTTTGATTGGGGTGTTGCGCGTATCTATGTAGAAAAGAAACCAAACCCATACATTTTTGACAAGAACACGCATATTTTATCTAACGGCTTGTGGCAGTTTGACACCACTATTAGCGCCGGATTGGGTACGGATGCCCCAAAGGTAAAGCGTAATTTCTACGTCGATGTATCCCCTAAAAAGGGAGTTAAACCCGAAGACGCCAACTACCCTTTTGATCTAAACCGACAACGTTTTTCGCCATCGGTAGAAGAAAGCTTTAAGAAAATCTTTAACTACTTAAGCTTTATTTACGGTGCAGTCGATCTTAGCAATAACGCTAAAAATTTTGGTTCGGTTCAGTATTTAACTTTAGAAAACGGCAAAGTAAACGCTACTCCGTCTCAAGAACTTGCCCCCAAAGTAGCTCCAAAATCTACTGAAATAGCTTCTGCTATTTCTGAGGGCGACGTAATTGAGGTTCAAGAAGGTAAATTAATTGTTAAAGGCCGTGTAATCCCAGAGCTATCACCTGCTGATTTAAGTAAAACTCAGATTAATCTAGCTGAATTTCAAATACCGCAAGATCAGGTAGATGCTAATAAAGTCATGCTGCACGACAACGTGGGCGTAGCCGACCCTAAACGTTTAAAAGATTTAAAAGAAAAACTTCAAGAAGTCCGTCAAAAATGGTTTGATGACAAACTTACTGACGCAGAATACAACACGCAAAGAGATGAGATAGAAGAACAAATTCGTAAAGAGGAAGACTCGCCAGATGTAGAGTCTTTAGTCAAACTTGCCCGCGACAAGTTTGGTGCTAAGTTTGATCGGTTTAACTACGACATCGGTACTGTCTTTAAAGACCTGCGTGCTTTAGTTGTTGAAGTGATGGGGCCATCGTATGACGACTTGGCCAGAGAAGGAATCGGCGTAAGTTACGATGTAGAGTACCGTGGGGTAAGCATCAAAGTCCCGTTTTCTGGAATGTTTGTTAACCCCGCTGTGCCTGAAGTTACTAGCAACCCGGAAGAAGCTGCGGGTGGTGTGCTGGGTACGATGGTCCACGAGTTTGCGCACTTTAAAGTTCGTTCGCACAACGCTGATTTTGCTGCCGAAATGCAGCGGATTCTTATTAAGTTAAACGCACTTGACTTTAAGGGTGACTCTCGGTTTAAGCAACTGCACAACGAGATCGTAAAAATATATCGGCAAAATCAAGAGCTTTTCAAATATATTAATGGGGTAAACACAAATGCAAACGCTAAGCCTATTGGAAAGCGCTTCAAAGACGCTGGCGTCTACGAAACCACAGATGTTGGGCGTCCTGAAGGCGTGGAGGGAGTTGGGGGAGCAGCAGAACGCGAACCCGGAGTACCTAGCGGAACTGAACCAAGCGCTGCAAACGTTGCAGAAGAGCGCGAGCGTGCCAGATTTTCTGGGCAAACTACGCCGGGAAGCCTCGAAGACCAAGTCATTAACCGAGTAATTAAAGCACTTAATATTACCCCTGCAGTTGCAGATGAAATTGCTAAAGGTAATTTAAACAGAGCCTTACAAGTACTAGCAAGTCGGTCTACCGATCCGTTGTATAAAGAGTTAGCTCAGACTTTGGCTAACCTTAACCTGCCAACTACGATTATGTTTAATGGCGCTCGTGACCTGACTCGGCGCCAAATTGATCTTAAAACTTACCAGCAGCAAAAGCGGCTGTTTAATTACATACAGCTGACCTACCCTGACTTGTACAACAAGTACTTCACAAACTACGACAGGGATGAAAATTTAGAAAAAGTCTACGAAGGTATCAAAATCCTGCGGTCTGGCAAATACAACATGCAGCCGGTTATTGCCGAATTTAAAGATGTAGACAAAGCATTTGAAGACAACATTCGTGGGCTAAAGGTCGTCGGTGCATACTACCCAGCGTTTGATGCTATTACGATTGACCTTGAAAACGGTACAACCTCGGTGTTTTTACACGAGGTCTTGCACGCAGCGACAGAAGCAATACTGAACGCCGACCCTGCTACGCTAACGGAGGGGCAGCGAGCCGCACGCGAAGAGCTTATTAAGATGTATGACTTTGCGGTTGCTAATATTCCGTTAGACCTGTATGGACTAACCGATGTCCATGAATTCGTTTCTGAAGTATTTACTAATAAAGACTTTAGAGAGCGTCTCGCCAAGATTAGATACACGCCAGCTAAAGTCCCATTCTTTACAAAACTTGTACGCACTATTTTTCAAATGGTTGGGATTGACAGCCTTGCTGGTAACGCTATGGCTACGGCTACTCAACTGTTTTCGGCGGTACGTACTCGCACCCCTGCCGCTGCTGGTGCTAGGTTTGCACCCAAAGGTAGACGAGCCCGTGGTCCAGTTTCTACAACATGGCGCACTGCAGAACAAGTTGGCGTCAAACTTACTAATGAAATTGAAGGTGCAATCAAAGGGCACGAGCAGTGGAGTAGCATGCTACCCCGCATATCAAAGGCCATGTGGAACGCAGGCAATACAGTATTTCGCCGGGCTATTCTTGGTGTTGCAAACTTACGGCAGATTGATGACTTAACAAAAACTAAGTTCCCTCAAATTAGTAGTGCTATTCGGATTATTGAGCAGATGATTGCCGACCGAAATCGCACCATGACAAGGGCAAAAGACATTCTTGCTGACTGGACTAAGGCTCAAGCTAAGAAACCGGGGCAGTCTCGGCTTATGGGTCGGATTATGCTTGAAGCTACTATCAGCGGAGTTGATCCAGACACAGCAAAAGCTGGCACATTGAACCCCGCACTTGAAGCTGCATGGAACGGGCTAAATCCAGAATTTAAACAAATCTACCGTCAAGTCCGTGACTTCTACGCCGATTCCATTAAAACTATGGTCACGGAGATGAAGAAGCGGGCCATGCAGTTACCAAAAGCTGAACGGCAAAAAGTTATTAAAGAAATTAATGACAAGTTTGGGCCCAGTAAGTTAGTGCAACCATACTTCCCGTTGCGTCGTTTTGGTAACTATTGGTTCCAAGTCGGTAAAGGTAACTTTAAAGAGTTCTATGAGTTTGAGTCGGCGTTGGCACGGGAGTTAGCTTTTGGGAAGCGGAAGGCAGAATTAGAGCGTGGTAACGCCAGACAAAAAGATTTAGCCGAAACCATGCGAAAAGGTAACGGCATCTCTGAGTTATTCAACCAAAACGTAAGTTCTACCCAAGTTCTAAAAGATGCTCAGGAACTGGTTGACAACGTAACAGCCACAAATGTTGCCGATATAAAGAAAGAACTTAAGGAAAGCCTTGACCAGCTAATCTATATCTTGCTACCACAACAAAGCGTACGCAAGATGTTTATCAACCGGCAGTCAATTCAAGGCGCCAGTGAAGATATGCTGCGGGTGTTTGCTACCACGGCAGTCCATACCGCGTACCAACAATCTCGATTTAAGTTTGCTGAGAAGTTTGTAAGCAACCTTATGACTGCTAAAGAGTACATTAAAGAGTTGCCAAACTCTGATGTGTACGACGACTACATTAAAGAAGTTGAAAAGCGCACGCCGACCATTCTAAGTAACGAAGATACCAGTATGGCTGCAGTTGTAGCTGGCAAGTTATCAGACGCCACGTTCTACTTTATGCTGTCGGCACCGTTCTCAGCCATGCTTAATATTCTTGGTATGGCAGCAATTACTATGCCCTACATAGGTGGGCGATACGGATACGCAAAAGCAAATGCGGTATTGTTGAAAAACATGGGGCGCTATTTTGCCACCATGCCGACGCGTTCTATTGCTCCGGCCTTAAAAGGTCAAATTATGCAGATGGAGTTTCCTTCGATTGTAGAAGGGGGCAAATTAGATCCATTGATGCAGCGTGCGGCTGACCGATTCATTGAAGATAACGACATTAATATTTCACAAACCAATGACATCATGGACATTGGCGGTCGGCCTTCTGAGCTTTATACGGGTCGGTACAACACTGTTAAGCGTGCAATTGCAGCCTTGTTCCATCAGTCTGAGCGGTTAAATCGTGAAGTTGCCCTGCTATCAGTATTTGAATTGGCCTACGAAAAGTTTTTAGCTGAGCCAAAGAAAGATTTGCGTGGCGTAATTCAGCGGGACAACAACGGTAACCCAATACAAAACACGCCAGACGAAGCGTTTGAGTTGGCAATTACTGAAGCTAAAGATATTGCTGGTCTGTCCCTTGGTGACTTTACAAGGCAAATGAAACCTCGGTACTTCACACCGCCTTTACTGTCGGTGCTGACTAAGTTTAAACAATACTCTGTGCTTGCTACTTATGTTGTGGCACGCAACTTCTACTTTACGTTTGCTGCGCCGTTTCGTAAAAGTGAGATTGAGCAGTTCCGGCAGCAGATGCTTAAAGATGGTGTGCCGCAAAACATTATTGATCAGCGCATAGCCGAAGCCGATGCTCAGCGAATTGATACATACAAAGAGGGTCGGCGGCGCTTAGCTGGTATCCTAGGGATGACGTTCTTACTTGGTGGCGCTGAAGCTCTTCCGTTCTTCACGCTTGGTATTGGCACGTTGGTTAAGATGCTAGGCAACGATGACGACGATGAGTTCTTCGACTGGGATAACTGGTTTAAGAATTACATGGAAGTTGAGTTGGGTGGTTATGTAGCCGACTTGTTTAAGAAGATGGGTATGGGCGAAGAAGCAGCACGTAAAGCTGGTCGGGCCACTATGGAAGGTGTTGTGCGTGGGCCTGCATCTGTAATAACAGGTGGCTCACTGAGTGAGCGTGTCAGCCTTGATCCTGTAAATCTGTGGCTGCGCGACCCTCGGTTCTCTTCTGACACTCGTGAAGGTGTAATAGAAGGTGTTATTGCTAATGCAGGTCCAGTTGTCGGCCTTGGTGTTAATTGGGCTGAAGCAATTGAGCTTATGGAGCAAGGGCAATATCAACGTGCTTTTGAGAAAGCGGCTCCGGCAATTGTGTCTAAACCTGCTTCTGCATATCGTATGGCAGATGAGGGGGCAAAAACTAAGTCTGGTGTAACTTTAGTGGACAACTTCTCGGCTTGGGAAGTTGCTATGCAGTCAATTGGATTGCAGCCAGAACGTCTGGCCCAAAAACAAAAGGCAGCGATTGAAGCCAAAACCTATGAACAAAAAGTAATTGACCGGCGAAATACTCTAATGAATCGCTTGTGGTTAGAGCGCGGTAATGTTGATGGGTACGGAACAGTAATTGAGAACGTTCAAAAATTTAATATGAAGTACCCAGAGTACGCAATTGAACCCAAAGACATTGTTGATTCATTTAAACGCCGTGGTCAGAGCCAAATGGAAGCAGATGTTTTTGGTGCTCAAATCCAGAAAAAATTGCGGCCTCGCGTGTCGCCAATGATGGAATACGGGCGAGAGTGAAAAAGACCCCCGCACTAGGCGGGGGTAAGGTTGATTTCCAACCACCAAGAGGAGTGTGCCATGGGCACAGACAGCGAGGAGGTGCTGTCAGGGCGGAGTTTACTACTTAACTCGCCAAATACGCAAGCCTCGGAACCCATCCTCAATTACTAACTTTACTTTGACCTCAAATCCAAAGCGCTCCATAGTAGCTTTTACAACGCTTTTAGCTTCGGCTGCGTTTAGACATGGGACAAAAAATGACCGCCCTACCTTAAATTTAGTCCAGTCAATTTCGTAGTTAATCCCATTAACTCGCATCTTTCGTGGCTTCTTCAGCGGCTTCGGCTACATCCTCTTGTATGTCAGGGTTTTCTAAGCCGTGTTGCGCTGCCGCTATAAATACATCGGGGTCAAGAAAATCACCCCGCGAGCAGTCAAATACATAGGCATCGACGGGAGGCACAGCACTTAGTTTGGTGCCTTTAGACATCCGTTTTTTGATCATACCGCCGTAGACTCCTTCAGCAGTCAGCGACGTTAGAACGTCCTTCAAAGTAATCCTATGATCGCTGCAATACTTCCGTAGGGTCGTAGCGGTTATGTAAAGTTTCATGGTGTCCGGTTCCATGCGCAGGACCAATTCGCCCCGTGGCTCTAGAATCGGCAGCATTTCTACCCCGGTACGCTTATCAACTTCACCATTGATGACCAGCGTATTGTTACGATGGATGTTCCAAAACTCACCAATCACGCTAGCTTGGCTTGTCAGCGGGGGTTTAATTTCCTCTTTCATGTCGCCAAATAGCGTGAGCATCCACTTAAATACACGGCCGACGTCAATGTCAAAAAGACCTAAGCGCTTGGCAAACAAAGCCCCTGCAATATTGCAGGCTGCAACCCCAGACCAAAACCGCTCACGATTGGTAAAACCAACTTTCTTGTCAATAATCTTTTGGATTTGACGGACTTCTTCAATGCGTTCATCTAAATTAGATACCAAATCACGGATATAGATACGCCCTGCGTGACCATAGTTTGCATACAGTTTGGGGTAGATTTCATCAGCTTCTTCCTTGCTAAGTAGTTTTATAGGGGGAACCTCGTACTCGATAACCCTCATTAATTCGCCATCAGCCGTGGCAACCAAAGATTTCAGCTTGTCAACTACCGATGCGTTTGAGGAACACAGTAGAATCGTCTCCCATCGAGCAAAGTTTTTTCGTTCTTGGTTAGTGCTAGCCATCATCCGACCACGGCCTCGGCCTTGTGAAACCGCATACACAAAGTCAGAAAAGTCGTCGCCTGTCATCTTTGTGATTTCATCGCAGCCTAAGCCAAGGTTATTCATTACCCCAAGGCGGTGCAGTCGGACGTTCATGGTGTCCCTTGCAATCAACATCGCTTCTTCGGGGTGCCCATAGACACTATGCATGGCCTTGAGAGTAGTGGTTTTCCCTGTGCCTGACTCGTTATTAATTAAGTTAATTACCGCCCCTTTTAGGTTTAGCAATTTCATTAGCGGGGCGCCAAACGCCGTAAAAAACCCAAATGCCATGGGCTCAAAGCCGGGGTTGTTATACACATTAATAACTGATTGCCACTCTTCCAAAGAGCCTTTTGGTTCAAACCACGGCGACAGATCTTTGGTGTAGCTTGATGGTGGGCTGTATTTATCGGTATCGGCACAGATCTCTGTGTCACCAATAACAAACGAACGGAATTTATCCGTCCAACCAAATTGTATCCTCATTATCTCTGCCTCATGTTTAAACTGTAGTTCTTTTGTAAACCGCACTATGTACACCATGATGGAATCCATCTGCTTTGGCAGTGCAACAATTCCGTAGTAAGACAGGCGGTCTCGTAATTTTTCTTTCGATAACAACTCCATGGCGGATAATGCAAATTCTTTTACTCCATCACGGGGGGTATGCAAACGCATCCAAACAACTTCACCGTACTCAGGATCACGCATACGCTTAACGACATAGAAGTCGTGCTCGTATATCAGATCAGGATCTTCACCTTCTTCTGCCGGACGACAGTAAACGCCGCCTGTTTTGCCACGAAAATATGGAAAAGGATACTCAGGTATCGTATAGACCACCGGCATAAATGCTGCAGGTGGTGTTACTTCAACCACATTATCGGCTGGCGTAGCTTCAGCGATCTCGGCACCGAGCACGATAGGAGATTTAATCTGCCCCCAATGCTGGCACTGCTCGCATATACCTGGGTTGTTTTTGTTAAATACTTCACAGGTGTACGGGCCTTTGATTAGCTTTACTTTATGCTCTGTCTCTTGCGCCGAATAGTTTGGGTGTTGCTTGGATATCTCGTGTATGGCGGTATCACTATCAACACAGTAAGCTGCAATTGAAAGAGCCCCGCGCCACAGTGGTTCTTCAAGAGAATCTTGGTTATCTATGGCATGTTTAATCTGTGCGCAGCCTTCACCTTGCTCTGTCTTTAGCCATATTGTTTGGAATCGTGACTGCCGATTACCCATCAGCGCCCGAGTTAATTCGTTTAAATTACTAGTTGCATAGTCAGGGCCTTCACCGTCAGTATCAGATACCCCTAGTAAAGTCTTAAAAGTTTCAAAATCTATGGCCTGCGACAGATGCTGCAACTGCACTTGCGCTGGTGGGTCAGACTTAAAATTAAGAGTCTCAGGCACTCGCAGTATCGACGCCGCATCTGATGTGCGTGAGGGATCGGCTTGTAGACTATGGTCTACGCATAGCTTTTTTAATTTTTCAGCTACGCGTTTCCACTCTAATCTTGACACCGCCGAGATCAGAGGCCAATAAACATGCAAGCCACGACCCGAGTTAACAATCGTAGGCTTCGGCAGTCCAAGCGTTTTACAAAACGTCAATAGAGCTGTGGCACCCTCGGCTTGATCTTCATATGGCTTATCTTTGCCACAATCTATATCAAGCCAAAACGCTTTTATGTTTTTTACGTTATCGGTTGTTCGGGTATTGTGAGCTTCGTATTTAGAACAGGCAAAGTAAACGTCATACTGCTTCTGCAAAAGAGTTGCAATTTCTGTGTCGGCTTCTTGAAGTGTAGCTACAAATATTTGTCTAGGTAGCCCATTCTTTTTCAAGCCGACGATGCAGTACCATCCCTCTGTAGATAGCACCGCCGACAACAGATCTGTTGTAGCCATTCTTAACCCAAGTGGACTTTGTGTTTGAGTTTCGCAACAACTTCCTCAATTTTCTCAATATGCTTCTTGCGTGGCATTTCCTGTCCCTTAAACCACTTGTAAATGGTCATACGGCTGACATTAAAGAACTGCGCCGCATCCGCAACCGGGATGTCTTGAGCAATACACAGCCTCCCTAGCATAACGCCAGGGTGGGCTGTGGATGCGTGTTTGTTAGTCTCTACTAAGCGAGACGAATAACCACGGGCTTCTGTCATGATTATTCATCATCGGTGGACCAACTGTTTAAAACGTCTGCAAAGTCTTTCTTGGGTGCAGGCTCAGCGTTTTTCTTGGCAACCCGTTTTGTAGGCTCTGCGGGTTCAGCCTTTGCCGGAGCAGGTGCCGCTACTGCTTTAGGTTTAGCACCGTCTGTCTGCGCAGGGGTTTGAATGACTGCTGATTTAGCAGCGGGGCTATTGCCTTTTTCTTTTGCAATTTCCCACTCATCGCGTTTTAAGAACCTAACAGGTTTGAACACCAGTTTTGGCGTAGCGCTGTCAGAATCAAAACGCATTTCAGTAACCAGCGTGTTAATGTTTTTGCCCTGCGAACCAACATATTTAGCGTACTGTTGGAATGGCATCTTATCTAGATCACCACGGCCAAAGATTGAAGTCGGCGCAAGAGACAACTGAAATACGTCGCCACCGATATCACCTTCAAGAACTACCGCAAGACGTTGCTGATACCGGCAAGCGCGGCTTTCACCCTGACCAGACCCCTTAATATTTTGTGGGCATCCATCGCAGGTAGAATTTTGCGGGGCTTCAATACTAGCATCGGGTTTGATGCCATCATTTGACCAGCAGTCGGGGGCTGAAGCTTCACCAGCAACGTAAGCACTAGCATAAAACTGCCGAGACACATGCGGGTTACCGTTTACAATCACAACATTCATTGCACGGTTTTCGTTTTTGGCAATCTCCTCGCCGTTGACCATCATGCGGAACACACCGCCACGTACAGAGATACGCTTAAGTGCGGTATTGCCTGCTAGTGATTTGGTTAAATCATCAAGCTCGACTTCTTTAAGATAGTCGGGAAGGTTTTGGTTAAACAACGTAATGTCGCTCATCATTTTCTCCTAATGGTGATTTCATACTCTTGATCCACATTTAGCCCCGGTGGATGCGCTTCAGGGTGATCCTCTAAAAACTCGCGCATGTTTGTTTGGTGTATGCGCTTTTCTAACAACTCCATAGCGCCATGCTCACGCATGAAGCCGTAGAAACTTTCCCAATCGTTAGTCCAATAACGATTCTTAATTGTGCGATACGCTGTGCCGTGTTCGGTGCCCCACTTTGTAACGCCTGTTTCTTTGCTAATATCGAGTAGCTTTTGTTTTAGCGTTCGCATTTCTTCATCAAGCTGCTCGGCTTTAGCTTCGTACTCGCGTGTCAGTTCTTCTTTGGCGTTACGGATTTTAATGTAAACGGCGACGATTTTATCTATGGATGAATCCATATAGTCCTCTTGGTTAGTTTTTTTATTATTGTAACTTAAAACTGTACTATGTCAAGAATTAATTTCAGTTTTGTACAAATCAATTATCTTGTTATGAAAATCTAGTTTGCTCTGCAACATGTTGTACAGCTTAGTCTCAACAGGACTACCCTCAACATGCACTACGGTGACAGGATTCTTTTGCCCTTGCCTATGTACGCGAGCGTTTGCCTGCAAGTAAGTCTCAATTGAAGTAACGGGTGCGTACCAAATTACAACATTTGCAGCCGTTAATGTTACACCGTGTGCAGCCGCTTGTGGTTGGATTAGCAATACTTTTGGCTCAGGGTTTTCCTGAAATCTTTTGAAAATATCTGTACGTTTGTTAACACTTACATCACCGTTGATGATCTCCGATGATACTTGATGCTTTGTCAAATAATCTTTTAGGAGATGGATTGTGTGCGTAAATGGAACAAATATTAGTATCTTATGAGATGCTTCTTCAATCACTTCCTCAATAACTTTTAACCTGTTTGATACATCAAACTCAATTACATTACCGGCATCGGTATACACCGCACCGCCAGAAATCTGGAGTAATTTAGTCAGGCTTGAGGCAGCATTGACCGCCGACACTTCTTCGCCTGCGGCGGCAATCAACATATCTTTTTTTAGTTGTTTGTAGTATTTAGATTGTTGGTCTGTCATAGGCACATACCGAGATGTATAAAGCATCTCTGGTAAATCCAAGCATTCTTCTTTTGTGTAGCGTATGGCAGGTTGTAACGTGTTATGGATAACTTCGTTTGCTTTCGGCTTTGGAACCCATTTAAAACGGGTCAACTGATACATTACGGTGTCCCTAAATCCACCAAAGGTAAGCGGCAGGCGCTCGGGAACATTTAGTTTTGCCAAGCCATATGCATCCAACGGGGACTGTGCAGCGGGTGTGCCTGTCATCATCCATACCCATGTGGTCGGTTTGATTAGGTTCTTCATGACTTTGAATCGTTGAGTTCGGGCACTCTTATACGCATTCGCCTCGTCAATAATGATTAAGTCAAACCCACCATTTTCAATATCATCTTTGACAATCTCAACGCCATCAAAATTAATTACAACGTAGTCAGCACCGCCATTAATAATTTGTGCTCTCTTGTGCCTATCCCCGTATGCAATATCCACATGTCTATGCACAGCAAATTTAAAAAGATCTGCTTGCCACGCAGACTGCATGATAGACAGGGGACAAACAATTAAAACCCTGTTAATAACGCCTTGCGTTAATAGATAGTCTGAAGCCCAAATGGCAGATGCGGTTTTACCCGTGCCTTGTTCATTAAAGCAAAAAGCACGCTGATGCAGTGTGAGAAACGACGAAGTTTCTTTTTGATGGTCCATGGGTTTAAATAACCCCGGCCACTCGTAGTCTCTAATAATTGGAGATGGTACTTGTTTAATGTTTAATTTTCGAAGCGTCTGCGCTTCTTGCAATCCCCAATTAACTGCCACTTCACTGACATCACCTTCTTTCTGTAGCACTTTACTTTTTTTAATTGTTTCTGTTATGCGGCTAGGAAACCTCGTTTTCACCACCAAAACACGATCATTTATTATTTGCACGCTTTCGTTCCCGTGGGCTAACTTCTGAAATTAATTTTTGTTTTGAATCTCTGTCAAATGATCTGTTAGCCGATGCCGATACAGCAGCTAACCCATCTTTGTAAGATCCACCTTTTGACAAAGCTTTCTTGTGATGCACATCTTTGCCATCCCCTTTTTTGACTACTCCTTTTTCCTCCATGATCCGACGGGCTCGGTTTCGTTCGGCACGTTTTTTCTTAACTTTTTCTGTGCCATCGTAATTCTCATACTCTCGTTTATAGTTGCGGTCAGACTTATCTTTATATGGCATGGTAGCCTCCTATTGATATCCCTGTAATTGTGGATAATCTTTTAGCCCTAAGTCAAGTGCCAGTCTTTCGTTCTCGTCTTTTAGTTTGTGTACGTACTGTTGCAGGTTTGCTAGGTGTTCGTGCAGTCTGACGATCTCAAGTCCCGCCTGCTTCATCAGTTCTTGGGCTTCTTCAATCTCATAGACCGGATTGGCTAGTTTCTGTAAAAGATCTGTGTTCATTCTTTCACCCTATAAAGTCTTACTCCACCTTGCTTGGTTATTTCTGCCAAGCCTTTTAAAACAAAATAATCCAGCGCTCGTCTTGCGTGCGTCTCGCTAATTAGCAGAGTTTTCATGGCTTGTTTAATCGTCACGGGAGTTTTGCGCTTAACAACATAGTCCCACACGACTTGGTCCTTGGGGTCGATGCTAACGGGCATTTTGTTTGTTCCACATCTTTTGATTTTGTTTGCCAACCCACAGACCCGCACAGACCATTTCTAACTGTTCGCTCGGCGGGTCAGTTTTCAGCGCATAGTTCATTCCTACCCTGAACCCCTCGGCATGGGCCTTGTCAACCTTATGATCCATGTATAGGAAAACCAAGGCGATAATGAAAGCCCAAAACATGATCTTCATAGTCTGGTTCCCCCATTGTTACGGTTTTGGCAGGGCCATGCCTTCTTAAAAATCTCATTAAGTAATGCTTCTGCGTTACGGTTTCTCTGCGTAGGATTTGCGGCCAGCCATGCCGCCGCCATATCTCGGATTTGTCCAGCCGTGATTCCGCTTTGACTGCCGGGGCAAAAAGTTATGTTTACATACACATCGAACACTCCCATGACATAACCCAACGCTTGTATCCGTTCGGATACTTCAGAACTTGTTATTCTGTCGTAAAGGTTATTGCCTGTCCAAAACTCAGCCCGGGCCATAGCCGGGACAAACATCAAACAGACCAGCCACTTTTTCATGTGTTCTCCTTTGCTACTTCTTTCCCAGCCTCAAGACCCATTTGATACGCCTGATCCCAAACATCATTGTTGCAATTGGCGGCGTTCCATCCGGCCTCAAATGCGGCCCAGTAGCCAGTCCTCTTGATCACATCAAAGTCTTCGCAGGTGGCTGATTCGCTATTCATACGGCTGGTCTTCATCCACAGCAGCCATGCTTCTTCAATCGTCATTTTGGTTATCCTCCAGATTACATTTGGCTCCAGCCTCATACCCTTTGGTCCAAGCCCGATGCCAACACAGACACCAAAGGTCGTGGTAGCCGCCACCAAGAGGAAACTTAAACTCAGGGTCATGGTGCATTTCAAACAAAGCCTTCACATCCTTGCGCTTGATGAACGCTTCCCATGCTTTGTCACGGTCAATGTTTTTAAGCGGTATATCGTCCCATAGTCCTTTAGCCACAG